CCTGTAGGTGAAATACCTGCTGCTGTGAGTGTAATTCCCGGGGGTATTGCCACAGAAATTATGGCATCTTCCTGAAACGCTTTGATAATTTCTTCGATTCTGATTCTTTCCATAATTTCATCTGGACTTACAGCACCCGAAGGTAATACACCAACAGGAAGTCCCGCTTCTGATTTTCTTGCAATAATACGTGACGCAATTTTGGTTGGTGACAATCCTGTACGCATTGGCACACCAATTAATATAAGTGGTGTGGGCACAGGTGTTGGACTACCAGTTGACGAAAGACTTAATATTTTATCAAATCCTCCGATAATTGCATCAATACTGCTGAAATCAATTGCCATTACTTTGTTGCTTTTAGCTCTTTAATACTTATCCATTTCCAACCCATTAACCAACTGGTCATCAGTCTCCTGAACCAATTAGGCTTAACTGTTGTTGCAAGTTGTGTGCCACCCAAATCGCCATCGATAAGGTAAACGCCAACGAACTGTCTGTTTAATTTCTGGTCTACTATCATATTATTTATTTATTTATCCTGTTAAGTTATCTACAAGCCTACCCGCAGGGTTTAAACTTTTGATAATGTTCACGTATTGATTTATTTTTTCTTTAATTATTTTTTTAATCACTGGTTTTAATAGTATCATTAAGTATGTTACGACAAGCATGAATATAAATTCAGCAACTACTTTCATAATTTCTTTTGCCATACACTTAATGAATATCCTAAATCTCTTCATATCGTCTTTGGCTGTGGTAAGTTGTGTATTACCAGCATTCTGCATTGAACTCATTACCCCTAACAATACTCGAACTTGTGGTGCTGTTGTTACCGCCTGTAATAATTTAACTGTGAACATTTTAATTATTTTCTGAAAAAATCCGTCTTTAATTGTTTGTTTGTTTTCTGCTGTTGTAGCAGCAGTGCTTGTATTTCCACTGGTACTTTGGTCGATTGTTGCTTCGAAAGCATTTCCAACAGCAAATGGGTCAGTTGAACCGCTTATATTTGATACTAAATTACTTAAATCATCGAACGACAATTCTGCTGGCATCATACCGCAACCCATATTATAAACAACTACGCCATTTACCATTTCACGTGACTTCTGGAGTAATTCATCGTATTTGTCTGGTGAAATTTCAAATGAATCATCATCATTAAGAACTTGTTCCAACAACATATCTACTTGAAGTTCATCATAAACTTGTTCGACAGTTTTCTTTTGATTTTTAGTTGTCGTACCGTAAATGCTATCCATAACATTTGTTACAATTTCCTTTTTATTAATTAATTGTGCCTTGTCGATATATGAAGTAAAAAATGCACCAACATTGGTTGTTACACCGCTTGGTTTAAATGTAAAATTATCTGTACCTGAATTACATATTATTGACATGTTCGCAAACCCCTTCTCAGTACCAGAATTTTGAATTGCATTATATGCTATACCATCAAAGTTTGGTACTGACTTATCGTATAATAAACTACCATTGCTGGAAGCTGGAGATACTTTAAGTTTTCCACTTGTATCAATACTTTTTACTGGTATTGCAACACCTGTGGTAATAAATGTGGTTGTGTTGAGATTTTGGTCTGAGTTGGATTGAATGAATTGTTTTTTTAGTGTCGTTTTCAATTTTGGCTCAACAGTACCGACAACTTTAGTAAATATTCCACCAATAGCCTCTTTCAACGCCTCAGTACCAGCAACCACTTTCAGCACATCAAGTAGATATGGAATGACATCTGGTTTATTGTTGATTGATTTGAATAGGTCGCTCTGCTTTAGTTTTTTACTTTCCTGATTCAAGGAAGTAAATGCACTAATAGTAGTAAAGACTTTTCTCTTGCTATCGGCTCTGCTCATTATTTATTCTTCTCTCTCTCCTTTTTTTCGAGTTCGTCAGCAACAAAATTTAGTAATTCGTTTCTCCTGTCGGTAGTTACGACACCCTTTTCTTCTGATTTATCGTTATTATTATTTGAAAAATTTCCTGATTTATTATCAAATACTACTTCTTTTAAATAACGAAGCAGCATGATTTTTTGGTCTTGGTTCTTTGCTTCTGCAGCAATAAGTTTTACAATCTGGTCACCGATTGCAGCAACCTCACCACTTTCCTTTACTTTGGTTTCCCACTTCGTAAAGAGTCTGGTAATTTTTGCTTTTATATTGTGACTTTCATCATATATTTCTTGAAGTAGTTTATTTACACTTTCTTCATCAAACTTTAATTGCTTTCTGACTGGTCTTGGCATGACTTTATTGTTTTAGTACATATAAATACACATTATTGTGAAACAGGATTTAGTGAATAAATATCCAGAATTCCATTATGCTTTAATCATCCAAATAGTCAATTTTTTCAAAGAAATATATTTCTTTGAATGGTTTAATTCCAATTCTAATCTCTTTTGTTGACAGTCCTGTTTGTTCTTTCAAATACAATAAGATTTTATTTTTTGCAAATTTATTTGTAACCCTTTTATTATATTTACCTTCTGGACTTTCTTCCATAAATAATATCTGCCAATTTTTCAATACATTTGCAATTGCATCACCAACAATAACTTCATTTTTTTTCATTAATGGGTCGTTGTTGATTTTATCATCAATCTTCAGTATCACAGAATTTATTAATTTTTCAAGCTGATGTTGACTTTCCATTTCAATTTCATATGAATATTCAACATTTTGATTAATTTCATCAATGTAGTCATCAAAACTCAAATTGATTTTCTTTTCGGTATAACTTTTTTTACTATGGTCTTTATAATAATTCCTGATTATTGTCTGGCAATAACTAAATGCTTTAGTTTTGTTGCCAGACTTTGTAATTTTATCAGGATTAAATTTAACCATATGCTCAATTAAATGAGTTAGAGCATTGGATTCAACTTCAATCATATCGTAGTTTCCGATGTGAATCGGATACCTACGAAGTATGGATTGAATCATTTTGCGGAAAGGTTCGATTAAAATCTGATTGTAGATTCGATTCTTTTCTTCCAGAGAATTTGAGTTGATATAATCTATAACAGCTTGTTCTTCCCTTTCCGCAAAATATGGTACACTATTTTCAAGTTTCTTCATTTATTGTGTGATAAAAATAGTGTTATTTTTAAACAACCACTTTTAGAAGTCTTGACATATCAATAGGTCTGTCATTAATAAAATTGGATTCCTTTATTGCTGTTTCGAACCAGAACTTTCTTTCATCAATCGGCATTGACTTTAGGTAATTATCAAATAGACTGTCTTCACGAGTTGCAAGATGTTTGTAACCGATTTTCGGCATTGAATACACCTTACATGCATTATTTAATGCTCTGAGTAAGAACTCATACATAAAGGTTAACTTAATGTATGATTTATATCCACCAAGGTTCTTAAATTCAGATTTCTTTATTACTGCACCGCTAAGTTTAAAGTCAGTGTATTGTTTCAGTGCGTTTACATTCAAGTAACCCATTTCACCGTTTTCACCAACAAATTGTTGTGCCCATACAGTTTCATTTGTTAACTTAATTCCCTGATTCTGTTCGTTAACCTCAATCATCATAGTCAACAACACGTCAATTTCTGGATAGCTTTGAGTGTATTTAACTGCATTTCTGAAATAAGTAGTGCCATATTCATCATCGAATTCAAGTACCGAGAAATAATCGGTAGTTGCGGTTTCAATTGCAAGATTTACTTGTGCTTGGTAATCCGTTTTACCTTCGTTTTTAACGAAAAGTATGTTGATACCATTTGGATACTTGGTGACAAGTGTTTGCTGATAAAAACCAATTTCATTTTCAATTGCAGCAGCATATACCACAACTATTTGTGGTAATTCTACTAAATTTTCCTGCTTAAGTACTGATTCAATTGCTTTATCTAAGTAGCTCTGGATCTTTTCGTTATATTCGTGTACTGGAATTATTACTGTTATATTCATGTGTTTTAAATTATACTATTGTCAAATTATTTTTTTCAAACTCAGGTGCAACTTCTGTTTGAGGTAATGCCTGTGGAATTAATGCGCCTTCGAGTAGCTTAACTCTCTGGTCAACATATCCCTGATAGATTTCAACAAGTCTTTTTTCACTATCACCTTGATTGTACTTCGATGCAATTTCTTCCATCTTAGTATATAAGTCAGGACTGATATTATCATCGAGAAACTTAACAAGGACTTCACCCACCAATACTGGAAGGTCATAGAAGTTTTCAGTCCATACACCTGCACCTTCAACTGCCTTAATTGGTTTGCCGTCAGCGTCTCTTTCAATCATATACTCTGGCATAACATCAGGTTTTAGACAGATAGGAATTACCCCAGATTTCATACATTCCAATGGAAATGTACCTAAACTGGCAATCCTGTCAATCCATACAGCAGCGAAGTTACCCTGTAATCTTTTTGCAAAGTCAACCCTACGCATAGCCTGTGGGGGTTTACTCTTAGTAAGCATTGGGTCAAATGTTACCCAATTATATTGTGGATACTTAGCAAAGAATAACTTAACGAGTTTCGAAATCTCATTAGCATTTCTACCAATAACTGAAATTATTGGTTTCTGAGGTGCACTTGACTTCTCAAAGTACTCAGGAATACCAACACTATATGTTTCAATATTAAACTTACCGAGACCGTAGAAAGTCTCAAGCCATTCTTTAAGTGTTGGTGAAGTTGTGATAACGTCACGAACATTAAATGATGCCCAATCGGTTCCCGGGATTAAACTATTCACCATATAGTCAACGGATTGTAACAAACCTATCCTTACACAAGGTAAGTTTTTTGTTTGTTCCATAACGTTAGTGAAAACTTCTGGAATGACCATTATGTCTTCAGGACCGACAGTGAGTTTAGGGTCTGACATTGGAATGTGTTTGAATTCTGTTAGTTCTTTTTCAATCCATGTAGGTATTACATAGTCACCCTTTTCGACCAATATAAGCACATTATATCCCATGTTTTTAGCAACCGTTGCATGAAAATAAATTTCATATACACTTGCCACAGGACTTGGTGCTTCAGGTACACAGAACAAAAATTTTGATTTTTTGCTCACGATATTATCCAAAGATATTTTAATCTTTTCGATTTTTTCTACTTCTGCTTGTTCTGCAGATACTTTTAATTCTTCATTCATTTTTATTTGTTTTTATATTTAATTATTTTTTCGAAATCGTGATTGTCAATTAAATCGGCAATCTGCAGAACTTCCATTGAACCTGCGTTGATATTTTCATTATATGGTCGTTTTAATTTAATTAGTTTCTTACCCCAAGACGCACCAATTTTCAGAATTTCTGGGTTGGTTGTAATCAGTACATCAACATCATTCCACATATCAAGTGCTTTATCAACAAATTTGTAATTTTTAAATCTTGTTGTTATTTTACTTAAGAAGAATAACGTTGGTGGTATACTGAATTTATTTTCAACAGACAACACCATGAATTCTGCCGAATTCTGATATTTCTCAAGAAAATTATTTACATGTAAATCCATTCCTTTATACATCATAGATGCACTACCATGTAGTTCAAACAGATAGTCTTCATACATAAAACGATTATATACGTCTTTTGCAGAAATCATGACTCTTTCTGACTTTTTAAATAACATGAAATCTGCAGGTGCTTCACCATTTTCATCGACCTGATAATCAATTGGATTTATTGTATCTGGAGTGTCTTCTGGCTCACGCATTTCTTTAATTGTTTCCCTTGTGTCCTTCCACAAGTATTCATTGTAGTAATCATACACGTATTTTGGCTCATGTTGTTCTTCACCGAATTCCTGCGCATAAAATCTATCAAACTGTAACCATTTGGCACGAAGTACTTCGTCAACATCCACACCAATCATTAATTTACCCATTTTTATCTTGTTTTAAAATATCGAGTTGATTGTGCAACTCTTGCTGTAATTTTTTCATCATTTCTGTGTGTTCCACAATAAGTTCAGACTCTGTAATATATTTTGGATTGATACATTCAATCTTAGTGTCGATTAGTTGTGTTGGGATTATGATAATCTCACCCTCAAATGTTGCTGGTACAATTTTATGTACAACCTTATGTACAAAAGTGTCAATATCTTCGCTACGAATTCCCTGTACACCAACATATATCACCAAAATTTTCGTTTCCATATTAACTTCTTATATTATCTGCATTTACAACAACCTTTTCAGGTAATAATGTTTTGGGGTTAACCATATTTGCTGTTTTTCTTTTCGGCTTGCTTAGATGTTCTAAATATTTTTCCTCAATAACTGCAATGAGTGGATTTCTGACATTTGTGTCTTCATTACTCATGAGTATAACACCAATATTCTGAACTTCATCAAACATATCGAGAAGAACTTCCAATGAACTCTCATGTTTATTTTTCATATCAATTTGGTTGATGTCGCCAAGTAATAT